GGAAAACGAAGTGCCTTTATCCTATGATAGAATAGAAGGTCTGCTGAGCTGGGTTACTGGAACTGATTGCCCCTCTTTTGAGCATGCTATTAATTTCTCGTATCTGGGGGTTATCCATAATAAAGACGAGCTAAATAAAGATCAAGCCATGTTCAAAGTCTTTGAAAAAATTATTTCTGAGGAAATGAAATTAGAGAAAGTAGACAAAAATGACTTGGGCTTGAATGAACCTAGTTCTTTTCCTGGAAATCATGAATTCAGCCCAGTGTTTGTTAGATCATGCACCTATCTTTTTAGGAAATATTTGAATAAATCAGGGGTTTTAGACATTGAGAAAACAATAACTGATAGAGTTAGCAAAGAGTGGGACAAAATTCTTTTAGAGTTCGCTACATTTAAAGCATCCACCAGTCTAACACCTTCTGAAGAGCTAGATCTTACAAAGACCTATGACGACGACGTAAAGAAAGCAATTGAGCAAGTCATGTTTCTCTTGAAGGGCCACTTAAAAGGAAGCGTTAGATCTCTTGAAGTTCTAAAGACAATAATAGAGTTAGTTGAGAAAAATGGAGTTAAGGTTTCTATTTTTAAAAAACAACAAATAGGAGGTACGAGAGAGATTTGCATATTGGATATGGCTAGTAGAATTCTAATCAATTTCTTGGAAACTACATCAAGAGTGATATGTGAAATGTCTGAGATAGAGATGATGACAAAAAAGAAAAGAAAGACGACTGTGTTCCAGTCTCATTTTAAGAAGGTTTCTTCAGAAGCCGGACCAGATGATCTGTTATTCTCTGTTAGTAATTCAAATGACTGCAAAACTTGGTGTCAGAAATTCGTCATGCCTGTCTTTGCTAATATGACTCAAGGCCTTTTAGATTTTGACTTTCATGTCCTTGTTTGCAGAATTTTGAATTGTGTGACAGAAAAGAAACTTTTGCTACCGTCAGTTATGTTATCTCAATTTCACTCAAACTCAGTAACTAATCATGGAGTGGAAAAGAGAAATGTTGAGAATTTTGACTCTCCTGGCATCAAAGAACTAAAAAGACAGTCTCAGGGATTTAAAGAAAAAGGAAAAAAGAATTCTCTGATTCAGCCAGGAGAAAGATCTATGAACAACCTTTCTAATATGATGCAAGGCATTCTACATTTCACATCTTCTCTGTTGCACACAGTTGTGATGCATGCTTATCAATGGATGATAAATGGAGTCTCTCAAGAGAGGTCCACCTTCAAAGCTAATAGATTGAGTTCAACAATAGCAGTTTCTTCTGATGACTCAGCTTCTCTAATCACTCTCATTTGCAAGAAGGTTTCAGACTCTCCTTCTGAATTGTTAAAACAATGTCTTTTGGCAAAAACCTTCCTTTTGACCTTGTCAAAAATGTCAAAGTATCTGTATCCTCTTTTTTCTGCCGCCATCTCTGAAGAAAAAAGTTCTATGAATGATTTTTCAGGAAAACTAGAGTTCAATTCTTTGTTTATAGTGAAAAACACATTGATCAGCCCTATCCTGAAATTTGTTTATGCAGCTGTCACTCCAAAAGTTTCAGACTCAGTTTCTGGTCGTCTTGACATCTGGGGAAATTTGAGAATGCAGCTAATCTCGAATGGAGGATCTTTTGGGCTTTGTTCTAAAGTGCAGATTTGTCAGGCATATTCTCACTATCAATGTTTTGGGTCAGGAATTTCAGACAAATTTCCAAGATACAGACAACTTCTAAGCAGATATCCTATGACTCAATTTGGGTTCTTTACTTTTGAGCCAGATCTGCTTTGTGGTATGTTTGGCAACAGATATGCCAATTATCTCCACATGGAATCTAATCCGTTAACAAAAGGACTTGTGTATAGCATTTTCTCTCAGAAGAATGCAATTCTAAACGAATTCGGATCAATTGATCTAGCAATCATTATCAAAATGGGCTCTAGAGAAAATTATCAGAAATTTTTAGAAAGAAACAATTATAGTGTTAAAACGAACAAACTACTAAAAAGGATAATCGAACCAGAGGTCTACTTTAGAGATCCTATGACCCCTATTGAGCTTAACAGATCCATTTACCTTAAAATGTACTCGCATGATGCAGCCAATTCTTTTGTTTTTGACACAGGAGTCCGAATGATGCATTCGGCAGTCTATATCCTGGATTCTGCCTGTCTATCAGTAATAGACAAAGAAGAGGATGTGCTGGAGTTAAAGAACAAAGAGTCGGGAAGGCCTCATTACAGAGAAAAGAAATCCATGATACAACTAATGGAAGAAATGGTTTTAGACAGAATATCCGTGAAAGAGCCAGAATGTAACACCTTCAAAAACATGCAGGCGCTTTTGTTTCCTTTGAAAGAAACTTATGATCAAGCAACCTATAGAGTTAAAGAAATGAAAGATTCTCGTTTGATAAGATGTGAGCAGAGAGCTTGTAAATTGCAAATTATGTCTTTCAGCAATCAGAAGACAATGGCCGGATACAATGTTTTGGACGTTTGTAGACATCATTGGTTTTCAAAAGACTATCCTTTCCATGAGGTTCTGAAAATGCAAGAAAGAGATGTTGAGGAACTTGTTAGCTTCTTCAAGATAATGTATCCTTGGTTTAAAGACACCTTCTCAGAGTCTTTAACTCACTCTCAGCTTCCTATTTCAACATTCATAAATAACATAAAAAACAATCTTGGGAAAACGGTCACCTGCACAACATTGGCTCCTCCTTACTGGCCAGGAGATGACTCATTCGCTTTCGCTCAATTAATCAGGAACAACTTTTCGAAAAATGGCTTACTTGTGGGCAGGGATCTTCAGATGAGTGATAAAGAGCTGTCTGATCGGCACAAAGTTTTGAGAAGCATTTATAACCCCCCCTCGACTAGTAGATCTCTAGTGTCCCCGCTTGTTGATGCTCTGGCAGACCTACATAGGACAAGAACTGACGAGAGACTTTCG